ATCACGGACTGACGTCTTAATAATGATTCCTCGTGAGCATTCCAATGAGGGCATCTCGCCCCCTTTGGGACACTCACTGAGTATCGAACTTCAGCCGAAATCTCAGAGGCCGTCTTGTACGGCCCCTTAGATTGGACTGACACTATAGGCGCCCGTACTCCGAGGTCCAAGGACCCCAAGAGTAAGAGCGCATTTGAAACCGACATTTCGGTAGAAGGATTAGGGTGAGGTAGCCCTAACCCTCCTGCGAATGGCGGTAAGTGGAGTGGGGTTCCCATTTGTTTAGCCACGGCTAACCATTTGGGTCCCACATCGTTAATGAGAGAGTACACCCTACCTCCGTCCAACCCTCTTCGTAGGCTGTCAAAGGCCCACGTCGAGAGCTGGGGGAAGTAGGGTGGCTCAACTTTAATAAGGCCGCGTATTGAGAAGGTCGGAACCAACTCAACTACGTCAGCATTAGTTCGCTGGTAGAAACCTTCACAAAATGTGAAGCTGTCTGCCGATACGAACGTTTTCGTTTGATTCAGTTCGAGCCCTACAAAGGTCGCAAGACGTTTGTAATGGTTAAACTGTTTCTCTGTACAATAAATCCAAGCATCATCGCCTTTGATTCCAAAGTCGGAGATGTGGATTTTCTTTAGAATTAACGCGTGAAGGAGTTCTAGGATCGTCCACGAAAGTGGAAGACCCATGAAACAACCTCGCGTTGTTGGTTTAATACCGTTGGCAGTCTCCAGGTCGAACTTGTATACAAGTTCGGCCGGGAGATCCAATTGCTGACAAACATAGAATAAACAGTTGTGACTGATTGTATCAGTCGCAGCAGTAAAGTCTGAACTATAGAAAAGCTTCCCAGTTTGTTCCTTTACAGGAATAACCTTAGGAAGTTCTCTTAAGTATTGCTTAGCCCACTTTCCTTTCGTAGCGAAAGGGAAGAGAGCTTTGCGGTAACGATGAGCAAAAGCCACGAAGCTAGGATCGTTCTTAGTGACGATCCTAGCTTTGTAGCCAAGCTCTGCGATTACAATTGCCTTCGAAGGCATAGGAGGATCCCAAAAGGGATCCACCTTTGCTTCGTAAGACTTGACATGGTCTGAGAGAGCCTGGTGCCACACGTGTGAGGGCACCGGGCGCTCGTACCCAAGTAAATCAAAGGTCGACTTCATTGCTCCGCCATCAGCACGAGTGTTGATGGCGTCAGCCGAATTAGACCATATTGTAACATGACAACGTCTAAGCTTCTGACGAAGCTTTGGACGAAGACGTCTAAAGTAATTTGAGCAGTACGACGCAAACTGTCGTTCCGTCTTTCCGTAGAAAGGAGGATCGACAGCCGCTGTAACTGTCTCTTCAAACTTTGCAAGCGCTTTCTCTACAACGGGCTTTATGGGCTCGGGTAGTGATCGCGATATGCATGACAATTGGAACAGTTGCTTCCTTGAAACCTGAAGGCTTCGAGG